AAGAAGATTTCATTTATTGGAGATTCTATTACTTCGTGGGGGGAGAGTACAAATAACGAATATACACCAGCCAAAGGTTATGCCTATGAAGATGTATGGACTGCACAGCTTTTAAGTCTTACAGGAGGAGTAAAAGCAACGCTTGATGGCAGGGCTGGTTCTAGAGTTACAGGAATAGATGGCGACGCTTTTGCTTTTTCCAGGACAAAAGTGGTCGCTCAAGATAGTGACTTTATATTCATTTTCATGGGCGCAAATGACCAGCTTGCACTGAATGTGCCTACTACTGGTGTTCCTTTGGGAGAAATTAAAGATAAAACTTCTCTTGGGGATATTACTAATGTAAACAATCCAAACCTTAAAAAGTTCACAGAAGCTTATCAGTTAGCATTGGAGAATATGCTTCCTTTTTATAAAAAGTCACAAATCATATTGATGACTCCACTTCGGTCTTTCCATGATGGGTCTACAGATGACCAAAATAAAGATTCTGATAAACTTGCTGAAAGGATTATTGATATAGCAAAGATGTATGGTATCAAGTGGATAGATATGAGGGAAGTAGGTATAACTAAATATAACCATGGAATCTATTTTTATGATGGTTTGCATCCAAATAAAAGAGGGCACAGGCTTATTGCAGAATATGTAACCAGCAAAATGCTGGAATTTGGGACAGTGGGAAAATTGGAGGCATCGGATTATTACACTAAAACCCAAATAGATGAAAAACTAAAAGCCCTACCAAAAGGGAATACACCTGCTCCTTCAGGTAATATGGTTATAGGTGGGGCTAATCTTTTTAAAAATACGGCTCTTCCGTTGCTTTCACCTAACAACCCCTCTCCAAGTGAAAACACGGGAACTTCTGCTGTTATGAGTGATGCTACAGGAAGTTTTGTGAGGTATACTCCTGTATCTCATCAAGTTGTCGGTGTATATGGTTTTAAAATGGAGGGTATAGTTGCAGGAACTCACTCTAGAAGTATGGATTTTAGGCATTCCCACACAGGAAATGTTACAATTTGGGGACAGAGTATTCCTCCGAATGTTTGGACTAGGATAAAACAGGAAGCCTTTAATTTGGACAGCTCGTGGATGGCAGCGTTTACTTCTGATGTTCAAGGGGTAGCAGTAGACATTAGAAATTTCAAGCTAGAAAAAGGAACAAAAGCAACGGATTGGACACCACATATTTCTGAATACAACCTTGGAATTTCTGATACTATGGTAGATACTGTTTTGCCGTGGACACATGATTTGGAAGTTGTAGCAGAAACGAATGGTGCTAATGACCGAGTAATCTACAAGCTCCCAAGAATAGAAAGTTTTGCTGAAATATTGGAGTTTAGACTTATTCAGCGTAGCGGCACAGTTACCGAAATTAAAGGTTTGAAAGTGATAACTACCATCACAGGTAGAAAAGGTATTCCATTAAAGGCGGAAGAAATAGGAGATCCAGTGAAAGTGTATATAAAGGCTTTATTGAAATAGAATAATAATTTAAAAAATATGAATATAAAAGAATTTATTGTGGACAACCTGGTGTTGTTATACAAAGGGAGTTTTTCGCAGAAGTTGTTGGCATCAGCACAGTTGTCACTAGCGCCAGCGGCAGCGCTGACTCTCACGGAGCGAATTAGTGGATGGTATGTAGAAAGTGAATTTTTCCTATTTTGCTTATGTGTGGTTTTAGCGATAGACCATGTTTTAGGCAGTTATGTTCATTGGAAAGTTTACAACGATTTCACTTTTAAAGACAATCTTAAAGGTCTCATTACCAAATTATCTATCCTGCTGGTGGGCTTTATTACCTTATCAGTTGTGAATAAGGTTCTGGAACCGATAGAGTTTTTCAAGAGTTATTTCAGCGTTTTGGTTCAGCTCATGGTTATTCTCTATCCTGGTTCTTCTGCACTTACTAACATGTCAGTTCTTACTGGGGGAAAATTTCCGCCGAGCGGACTTTTGGATAAAATAAAAAACTTCCACAATAGTGGAGATATTGACGATTTAAAAAGCAAAAAAGATGAAAAGTAAAATCAGCCACAGAATAGGATTCTGGCTCCTGCTTGCTTGTCTGCTATTGTCCATGGTAAGCTGTGGGAGCCGAAAGGCAATCCTAGAAAAAGAGAAGTCAGAAGTCAGCATTCACGAAGCTGAAAGAGAGAAAAAAGATTCCACGGGAATTTCCCAAACCAGGGAACACGAGGAATATAGCAGTATCAGTATGGATTCTGGTTTTAGTATTACTCCGATCGGGAATACACCTGCGGAATTTTCCTTTTTTTATAATGGTAAAGAGGTTAAGGGAAAGACCACAGGGAAACTGGATTTTAATAATAAGAAGGATTTGTCAAATAAAAAAACTGACACCTATAAAACAGATACTGTTGCAGTAAGCACCGATAAAGAAAAAGAAACCCAGACTAAAGCAAAAACCGAAACCAAATCCAAGCAGACCGAACGGAGGGAAAGCTGGTGGGTTTATTTCGGAATATTTGCTGCGGGAGGTTTGTGCTGGGAATTTTTGAGAAACAAGATATTTTAAAATTTAGATTAATGTATTATATTAATTTGGCATGTCTAATTGCTGCATTCTTCTTTCTAATCATGAGTACTTCTGATAAAACAGAACTTTATGATAGGAGGGGGGTGGATGTGGAGCTTGAAACAATGAAAACTATAATGTATATAGTATGTTCATTGATTCTTCTTGTATGTTCAGTAAAAGATTGGAGTAATAATTAAATTTATAAAGCTATGAGTACATTTGATGCCTTAGGGCTTATTTTCATTGGAATTGGGATTGGTTTTGCGCTTACCAAAGGCTGGCAGCTTCATAAGTCCATTAAGGAGAAAGTCCGCAGAGATGCCGAAGAAACAGAGAGAAAAAGAAAAGAAGAACAAAACCAAAATCCGTAAATATGAAAACAGTATCCCATTTTAGAAACAGATTCGGGGTTCCCAATCCTGCGGGGGCTGGTTATTTGGTAACCATAGATCTGCCGTATCCTATGCGATTGGCTTGGGACAAAAACCAAATAGTAAGAAAAATAACCTGCCACAAGGAAATAGCAGAGCCGTTGAAAGCCGTATTTTCTGATATTCTGAAGCATTACGGACCAGATAAAATCAGAGAATTGGGCATTGATATTTTCGGAGGCTGTTTTAATTTCCGAAAAATGCGTGGGGGAAGTGAGTTTTCAGTGCATTCCTGGGGACTTGCGATTGACCTTGATCCTGAAAGAAATCAGCTGAAAGAAACAGCCAGAACAGCCCGTTTTGCCCGACCAGAATATAAAGCGATGATTGATATTTTCTACAAACACGGCTTTATTTCGCTCGGAAGGGAAAAAAATTACGACTGGATGCATTTCCAGTGGGAAAAATTTTAGTAAAAAATGAATCAAGTCAGTGTTCCAGACTGCTGGGAGGAGCTTACGGATTACCAGCAAAGAGAGATTATCCATATCATCAGCCATACTGATACGGAAGATTTTACCGAGCAGTATATGCAGATAGTGCAGGTTCTTTTGATGAAAAAAGGAAGTATTTGGGAGCGTATCAAGATGCGGAGGATTTTGAAAAACATACCGATTTCCAATTTTGCTCCAGCTCTTAAATTCATATCAGAAGAGCCGAAACTGCATCATTTCCCAGAAATCAAAGGCTTGGTAAAACCTGCCGTAAGAATGGGGGATATTACCATAGAGCAGTTTTCTGTCTGCGATACCTTGTTCTATCGTTACCAGACCGAGAAAAAAGAGGTGTATCTCCGCCAGCTGGTGGCTGCATTATATCGGCTGGACCCGAAGAGCGAAAGCAGAGAACCGAAATTTGATAAAAACCTGCTTCCGAAAGTTGCCGAAATTACAGACAAAATAGATGTAAAGGAAGCCGAGCGGATTGGCTTTATCTTCGGGTCAGTGAGGATGTATATTGCCAAGGTGTATCCGAGCATTTTCAAAAATGATGCTCCACAGTCGGAGGATCAGCCTGTATTTGCTTCTAAGAAAAAATTTACTCCATTTTCTCAGATTGTAGTAATGATGGCAGCAGATGAACTCCGCTTGCTGGGGAACTTGCACGAGTGCCAGAAGACTCTGCTGTATGATTTCATGAACGCATTTTTGGAAAGTAATAAAATTCATAAATTGAAAAACAAAGCATAATGAGAGGAACATCTTATTTAGAGTTAAAGAATTACTTTAACCAAATCGTGGAAAAATCTGAATTCTTGGAGAATTTTATTGGTTATTTTTCAAGAGAGTTAAGGAACAAAGAGCAGAGTTCCAGAGGAATTCAGTTTCCGTGCTTGGCACTTTTTAACTACAATTTTGGAATTGAAGGGGAGCAGATGGCGACTTCATCAGCGGTGCGAAATCTGAGTTTCGCTATTCTTCTGGACGCTCCAGCAGATGATTACGAGAAACAATACGAAGCGATAGACAAGGCGGAAAAACTGGCTCTAAAAGTAGCATCACGAATGCGCTTTGATGCCAATAGACCCGAGCACTTCCTCTACGGCGCATTTGTGAAAAACAGCATAGAAGTCCGCCCTGTGGAACTGGATATAAGCAGGCTCTTTGGGGTAGAAGTGAGTTTCCAGCTGAAGAATATTCAGTCGCTGAAACTTGATCCTGCTGACTGGAGCGATGTAGATAAAGTATGCTAATAAAAACAGCGAGAATGTGGCAAATTCTCGCTGTTTTTTTCCATATTATTTTTGATTTGGAAAAAAATCGTGTTTTTTTTCAATAAAACATTTACATTTGTAATGTAAAATTAGAATTGAATATGGATTGGATTTTAGGTTTTATTGTCGTTCTTGTGCTTGTGTTCTTCTTTTTAGGAGACCAAAGAAAAAACAAGTAGGTCTAATTTAGGTTAGACTTTGTCTCATTGTCTATGTTATTATCTTCCCATTTTAGATAATCAGCATACCATTTCCACGCTTCATCTAAGAACTCTGTCTCAGATATTATGGGAGACATAGCACCTCCTGTGGCCTCCACATTGTTTTGAACTAAAACCAATTCAAACACCTCATTTCCATAATGGTAGGTCTTGCGTGGTTTCTTCAAGTTGCTCTTGTTAAGCATTACTGTGGCCGTTTCTTCAGGAATAATTAACACCAAAGACAAGTAGTGCGGAGAATAGATGTATTTAAATACTCTATCCTGCGGTTCTTCTGCCAGAAGAAATTTTGGCATTTTTATTTCTGTGATTTTCATAGTTTATTTTTTTCTGATTCCTAACCATTCACCTGTTTTATCATCGTAGAAGTGTGCGTATTCTTCGGATGTTTCTATGAGTTCATGAACTTCACAATTTAATATTCTAGCAAAATCCTCAAGGCTTTTTCCATTTGGAGAATCCATTCTGTTATAAAGGGCGTTGTAAGTTATATCTAATTCTTTGGCTATTTCTTGTTGTGATTTGCCCGATTTTTTTATTAGTTCTCTTATCCTGTATTTCATATTGTTTATTTTTTTTGCAAAGATATAAAATATTATATATATGTATAATATTATGATGTAAATGTTATATAAAAATTTCACAATTGAAAATCAATCATTTAGAAAAAATATTAAATAAAAGTATAATTTTATTTGGATTATATTATATAAAAGTGTTACATTTGCATAAGAAAATTAAAGGAAAGTATAACAATTAAAAATAAAATAAAATGGGAACGACAGAAAAAATGAACACAGCAATTGAAATCTTAAATGAAAAATTTGCATTTCTTGGAGATTTTAGAGCAAGAATAGAAAACAAAAAAGTGATAAATGGAGGGTTCGGATGGATGAAAATGGCAACAGGATTTGGATATGATATAGACTCTCCTATTTTCGAAATTTTTATCGGAATCAATGAAGACACTACAATCGAAGAAATAATCAAAAGATGCTCAAAACAAGTAGCTAATCATCTTGAAACGCTTAAATCAGCGGATGAAGACAGAGCGGAAGAATTTGGAGAGCCTTTAAAGTACAGATATAATTACGATGAGTTAATCGAAGAATTGAGAAAATAATGAAAGTAAAATGCTACTCGGTAAGGCTGAAAAGCCTTACTGAGATTTCTGAAAAATGTTACAAGGCGATTGCTTTTGATGGTTCAGAAGCACTCATTCCAAAGTCCCAGGTGTTCGGCGAGGACTACAGCGTATCAAAATCAGACGCCTATTGGGTTTCTGCTTGGATATTAGAAAGAAAAAATTTGCAGTATTCCACGAAAAAAGAAGCTTTCTTTGATAGTGAAACACTTCAAATGCTGCCAAATATAACCATCACAGAGCATATTCCCGAAAAAATAAAACCACTTGAAAATAACACCATTAAAAGACTAAAAAAATGAAATATTATATTGCTTACCCTGCACCTATCGCAGAAATCATTACTGAAATAGAGGAAGCTGTTTTTACGACAGTAGAAATTCATCCGAAAAACAACCAGGTTGGGATTGTAGAGACAAATTTGTCTGTTGAAGAACTGGAACGCATATTAAATCATTATGATGTGATTATCATTAACGACCAAATCGATGAGTGGATTTGATTTATTGCCGAAACAACAACAAGCCTTTACAAAATTACTTGAAAATAAAGTAGGAGCTTTGTTCATGAAAATGGGGACAGGAAAAACAAGGGTTGCCTTGGAACTTGTCAATGCTGTTTCTGATTTGGATTTAGTGGTGTGGGTTGCTCCACTTCGGACAATTAAGCCACTGAATGACAGTACCTATTCTGTGATTGATGAAGTAAGTAAATGGGGAGGTTTCCGTGCTGATAATGTGATTTTCATCGGTGTAGAAACCATACAGTCCTCAGACAGGCAGTATTTGGACTTGTACAAGAAAATAGAGCAATCGCAGAATTGCTTCCTTGTGGTAGATGAGGGCATCAAAATAAAGAATGCCGAAGCCAAGAGAACCAAAAGACTGCTGGAATTGTCCAGAATGGCAGAATTTAAATTGATTCTCAATGGCGAACCGATAACCAAAGACCTGCTGGATGTTTGGGCGCAGTTTGAATTTCTTGACCCTGAAATCCTCCATATGAGGCAGGATGAGTTCAAAAATACTTTTTGTAAATATACCACAATTACCAAGCGATTTGGTGGATACAAACAATATTCCAAGGAGTTTATCACTGGATACGAAAACATAGATTATCTATATTCGTTAATTGGGGAGTATGTCTATGAGTGTGATTTAGAACTCAATGTAGAGCAGATTTTTGAAACAAAAAATTATTCCTTGTCCGATGAAGAGAAGCAGGAATATCAATTCTTGAAAGAAAAATATCTTGATAACGAGAGACTGCTGGCAATGAATAATAATATTTTCCTTGAGATGACACAGAAGATGCAGCACGGCTACTGCTGTAATCAGGACAAAGTAAAGCTGGCGAAAGAATGGATAAAAGCCGAAGAAAAAACTATTATTTTCTGCAAGTATATCGCCAGCGCAGAACTCTGCAAGAAAGCATTTCCAAAAGCAATGGTGCTGAATTACAAGACAGGAAGTTTGGGATTAAACCTGCAGGATAGACCTTACACGGTCTATTTTGACCAAACCTTTGACTGGGGAGATGTAGTTCAGTCGCAGCACCGAAACTATCGCACAGGGCAAAAACACGACTGCCGTTATCTTCGGCTCATGGGGGATGTAGGTCTTGAAAGATTGATATTTGAAAACAACAAGAAGAAAATCGGAATATCCGAATATTTGAAAAAAGTAAGCAAAAAAGAACTGAATGAAACTTTATAACAAAAATAAAAATGTCTATGAAGCCGCTCGTGAGCGGATTAGCTTCATACTGGACAATTTTCCAAAGTTTTATGTCTCCTTTTCGGGAGGAAAAGACAGCGGAGTAATGCTTAATTTGGTTTTAGAAGAGGCAAGAAAACGAGGTAGAAAAGTGCCTGTTCTCTATATAGACATGGAAGCACAATATAAAGCAACCATTGACTATATAGAGGAAATGATGAGCCTCCCAGATGTTATCCCTTACTGGGTCTGTCTGCCTATTCATCTAAGGAATGCTGTGTCGCAGTTCCAGCCTCATTGGATTTGCTGGGATGAGGATAAGAAAGATGCTTGGGTTAGAGATTTTCCGAAGAACTGCATTAAAGACTTGGATTATTTCCCATTTTTTAGAAAAGGAATGGAGTTTGAGGAGTTTGTCCCATTGTTTGGGGAATGGTTTTCAGAAGGAGAAGAAACAACCTGTTTTGTTGGTATTCGTTCCGATGAGAGTTTAAACCGTTTCAGAACAATAGCGAGTAATTCAAAAACTACTTTTGAGGGAAATCAATGGACAACAAAAGTAGGCGAAAACACCTACAACGCTTATCCTATTTACGATTGGAAAACCGAAGACATTTGGATTGCCAATGGTAAATTTAATTGGTCTAATAATAGGATTTACGACCTTATGCATCTTGCGGGATTAACCATTCATCAGATGCGTATTTGTCAGCCCTATGGAGACGACCAGAGAAAGGGGCTTTATCTCTTTAAAATATTGGAGCCTGAAACTTGGGCGAAGATAGTAAATAGAGTTGAAGGCGCTAATTTCGGAAATAAATACTCCGAAAATGATAAAACCATACTTGGAAATTACAAAGTAAATCTTCCAGAAGGACACACTTATGAGACTTATGCCAAATTCCTATTACATACCATGCCCCCTTACCTTGCCAAACATTACCAAAGCAAAATTGACAAATTTCTGCAATGGTGGGAAAAGGAAGGAGTAAAGGTAATTCCTGATTATGACGACCCTAAAAAAGAAGCTTTAAAAAAAGTTCCCAGCTGGAGGCGTATCTGCAAGGTTTTACTAAAAAATGACTACTGGTGCAAGGGACTTTCTTTCAGCCAGACCAAAAGAGAAATGGAGAAGCAATACGAAATAATCACTAAATATAACAATCTATTATGAATTTACCAGAAAATCTTTCTTTTGATGAAAAAGTAAAAATATTCAATCAATATACGCAGGAGCTATACGACTGGCTCGGTGTAAGCCACCCTGTTCTGAATGTCCAGTTAGTCCCTGTAGAAGATGTAAAGGGAAACGATTACAACCCTAACCATGTAGCCCCTCCTGAGATGAAACTGCTGGAATTATCCATCAGGAAAGATGGTCTTACAATGCCCGTAGTTGTTGCCGATGACAATAAAGGGTTTGTGGTTGTTGATGGATTCCACAGAAGAACGGTGGTTGCCACAAGAAAAGATGTTAAGGATTCCCTGAATGGCTACCTGCCGATTTCTAAACTAAATAAAAACTTAGAAGACCGAATCACGGCGACCGTTCGACACAATATGGCAAGAGGAACACACCAAGTAGAATTATCGGCAAAATTGGTGGTTTTGTTAAAAAAACACAACTGGACCGATGCTAGAATAGGAAAAGAGTTAGGGATGGAAGCTGACGATGTTTTGAGACTGAAACAGTCTACAGGGCTGAAAGAAGCCTTTGCAGACAAAGAATTTTCTGACTCTTGGGAAATAAAAGACTAACCACACGCCCTGCTTTTGCAGGTTTTTTTTTATTATCTTTGTGCATTGAAACTATAAATTTTTATAAAATGAAACGATTTTTATTTTTGGCTATTATGACAATAGCCGTGTTCAATTTAAGAGCTCAAGATTTAAGTAGTCAAGTTAATCAACTTTCCAAATTGGTTGAAATTGGTTCTGCAAGTAGTGAAAAAAGAGACAGTGTTCTGATTGAAATTAAAAACATAAGAGACACTACCACTTCGATTGAGCTAAAAAGAGTGGCGGATAATGCTTATCACTCTATTAAAGAACTTTCTGTTTTAGAAAAAAACAAAGTTTATTCTAAATCATTATCGGATTTAAAAAAAGAGGATTTAAAAAACTTTAGAGTCAATGACGATAAATTTAGAGAAATAACATTTATCCATCATAAAAAGGGGTATAATTTTAGTCCATATTTGTCTATAAAAAAAGGAGTTTTAAATATGAGACTAAAGGCACATTATATAGGAACAAGTTGGGTGTTCTTTGATAATGTAATAATCCTTTCAGGAGGCAAAAGGTATAATTTTTCTTTTCCTAACACCAGTAGAGATGTAGGTTCTGGAAGTGTTTATGAAGAAGGAGATATTTGGGTTTCTCCAGAAATGCTTAATGAATTAAGAGAAATCTCACAAAATAATGAAGTGGAGATAAGATATAGTGGAAAATACAATTATGATAAAGCACTTAGTAAACAAGAGGTTATCGCATTGCGAGAGGCTATAGAACTTTATGATAAATTAAAAAAATAACTTAAAATCAGCTACCAATATTTGGTAGTTGTTTTTTTATTCCTATATTTGCAGTGTTCAACAACGATATGGGAGAAATCCCATTTATATAACTTTATTGTAAATATTTATCCCCCGAAGGAGGGTGCAGTTGAGAAGCTGTACAGATCATATCCCATATGGTTGTTGAACACCTCCTAACGGGGGCATTTTGTATCTGGGAAATACAAATTTAAATTTATATAAAATGTTCAACAACCAAACAATTGCACAACCTGTGAAGCGTAGTAGCAGAGTGCTTAGAAGAGTGAAAAAAAATCTAATAGAGCCAGTAGATTTTGCAGAAGTTTTCGGGGGAAGCCTGCAGATGAAGTTGGTAGGAGGATGCTACTACTGCGGATTCCAAAACGAGGAGCAGAGAGCCCACGCCTGGGGCAGTTCCTTTACTAGAGCCTACAGAAATATGCTTAAAAACTTTCACGAAAAATATATGATATGAAAGGGAATAAAGAATATATAGAGGTTCAAGGGGCAAAACTCACAGAAGAATGCCTGGAATATATCAAGCTGAACCAGCAGAACGAAAGTTTTGGCTTTAGGGAGCAGCTGGATAAGATAAACACTTATCTCAATAAACTCCTCACGGCACATCTTTATTTAGAAACCGAGGAAGAAAAAAAAGAAGTAATGGATGTTATCTATGGACTTATTTTTCTTCGAGATGATATCAATAAGTTTATACTGTAACTTATGGAAGATTACAAAGAAAAGATAAAAGAGCTGTTTCTGCGGTATTACAGGAACATCGGCGAGGAGGAGGAGAAAACCTATCTCTCCACCAAGAGGATCCTAGAAATGGTGGGGGGGGTGATTCCCTCAAAGCCTATCAGCGAGCATGACATCTATGAATGCATGACGGATATGGGCTTTTACCAAGAGTTGGAAATTGTCTACGGACAAATATGTATCTTTGAAGGAGATAAAGAAAAAGGCATTCCTGCTGAATATGACAGAGTCGAAGTAGACCGAGTATTCAAATGGGTGGTCTTTGAAAAGAAAAACGGAGTATAAACTTTCGCCCAGTATATAGAATGAAGACTATTGCTGGGCGTTTTTTTTGTTGTAAATTTGGGATATGAATTATTTTGATGAATTACAGATTGCAGAAAAAGCGGAGCAGATGCTTACTACAGCTTTGCGAAATAAAGCTAGTTCTTTCGCTGACCATTATAAAGGCAAAAAAGAAACAGAATATCATCTGAAACAATCATTTGCTAAAGCTTATGTAAAGCAATATGGAAAAAAGAAAGATGGAAACAAACAGGTTTTCTTGCGCAGGTTGGTTATTCGTATGGCTCGGCACGGCTTTGTCCAGCACTATGGTGTCAATAGTCTGCGTGCTGGTGGGTTTAGAAAATCCAAATTGGGGAATTCATACCACTATGATGCCCACGATATGGAGATGAGAGCCCAGCCATTCATAGGAGAAGCTATCAAGCAGAGCGGTGTGGTAGAGTTTGTTTCCCAGAATGTAGCAGAACTCAGAGCGAAGAATTTCGCTGAAGAGCTTATATTTCCACTCACTCATTTTGCTAAATGAAAATAATTACTTAATTTAGAGGTATGAAAAATATAATAAAACATTCATAACACTCACATACTTGAACAATGGCGGGCTGAATTTTCAGTCCGTTTTTTTTGTCCTTTGGAAAGAAGCAGAAAAAATCAATCTTTGGGAATTAAAGATTGAACATGGCAAAAGATATATCTACAACAATAGTTTTAAAAGTCAGCGGTAAAGTTGCTGAAAATTCTTTTAGAGGTTTAAGAAAAGAAGTAAAGAATTTGGAAGATGGACTGAAAAAGCTCACACCAGGGACTGAAGAATTCATGAGAAAAGCTGCGGAACTCAAAGAGGTAAAAGAGCATTTTTCAAGAGTAAAAAGCGAGATTGATGCTGTAAGCGGCAGACTGAAAGAATCAGAAGGTTTTTTAGGAAAATTGCGTTCCAAACTTTCTGATGTAGGGCTTGGCTTTGGAGCTATCGGTGCAGGTTTGGCTGGTCTGCATCTGAAAAACACAGCCGAAGAACTGCTCAAAGTATCTGATGCCATGGCAGATGTTCAGAAAACTACGGGCATGGCGCTGGACGAAGTGAAACAGCTCTGGGAGGCTTTCGATGATATGGACACCAGAACCTCCAAGATGGACAGGCTGAAGATTGCCGAAGTGGGCGGTCGGCTTGGTGTTCCTAAGGAGGAAATGGCATCTTTCGTTCAAGAGGTGGACAAGGCATATGTTGCCCTGGGAGATTCTTTCGATGGTGGTTTAGAGGGCGTGGTAGATTCTTTAGGAAAAATCAAAGGATTGTTCGAGGAGACTAAAGGACAGAGCTATGCTGATGCTATCAATGGTGTAGGTTCTGCCTTGAACGAACTTGCTGCATCGGGAACAGCCAGCGAGGGGAATATTTCAGATTTTGCCCTTAGGATAGGTGCTTTGCCCGATGCACTCAAGCCATCTATTGATAAAGTCTTAGGGCTTGGTGCAGCGTTTGAAGAATCTGGGGTGGATTCTCAGATAGCGGCTTCGGGATATTCTAACTTTATGAAGGTGGCAGGGGAGAACATCGGACTGTTTGCCCAGTCTATGCATATGTCCACGGCGGAGGCTAAGGAATTATTTAATACTAATCCAGAAGAATTTTTCTTAAGATTTTCCGAGGGAATGCGTGGTGTAGAAGCCACAAAGACGGTTGAGATTTTTGACAGCCTTGGGTTAAAATCCTTGGAGGTTCAGAAGGCAGTCGGTGCAGCTGCCAATAGAACTGATGAATTCAGAGCTGCTATGGAAAGGTCTGGCAAGGCAATGGCTGACGGAACTTCCCTTTCAGATGAATTTAGCAAGAAGAATAACAACGCAGCCGCAATAGTGGAAAAGCTGAAAAATGCTTTTGCGGATATGTTTACTTCTAATAATATTATCAATCTTTTTGAGGATGTTATCCGTGTGATTGGCTTCATTACAGGAGTGACCAAGGAGGCGGGAGACGGCATAAGGGAATTTAAAGACAGGCTTGCTTTTTTAGCAAAAATCATCGGTGTGATGGTTACTGCTATGGTCAGTTACAAGGCGGCAATGTATCTCATTGCTCTTTCCACCCAAAAAGCCTACCAGCAGACCATTCTCTATAATGCAGTCCAAAAGGCTAAAATGGTAATAGATAATGCAGCAAAAGGCGTAACCCTGCTGTATGCAGCAGCAAAGGCTACACTTTCGGGAAATACTGCTGGAGCAACCGCAGCAATGAGAGCCTTTAATATGACTACTAAAATGAACCCGATTGGTTTATTAGTCGCAGCGGTAATGGCAGCAGTAGCGGCATATAAACTTTATCATAAGGAAGTAGATGCAGCTACACAAAAACAGAAAAATCTAAATGATGCTTTTGTAGAGGCAGAAAAAAGCATTGTTTCTCAAAAAAATGAGCTGGACCAGCTTATGAAAACTGCCAGAGACGAAACTTTATCTAAAGAAAAAAGACTGGAGGCTATTAGAAAACTCAACGAAATTTCTCCAGAGTATTTAGGTTTCTTGAATTTGGAAAACATCAATACTCAAGAAGCCACTAAAGCGGTCGATAAATACACCGAGCATCTCTTAAAAATGGCAAGAGTAAAAGCCCTTACAGCTAAAATGGATAAAATAGGAGAGCAGATTATTGATAAAGAAAACGAATCACTGGGCGAAAACCTTGGTTTAGTTGATAAAGCAGCTAATAAAATAAGTAATTTATTTGGAGGAAAAGATGTTGTAAATCTTGATAAAAATGAAGCTGTTCAATATCAAAAATGGCTGAAAGCTGTAGGAAAAAAACGAGCAGATGAGTTAAAAAAAGAATATGCTCATGTTTATGAAAAAAGAAAACAAGATGTACAAGGTTTAACAGACCAGCAGAGAGCACTTGCAGAGGAAATAAAAAAAATACAAGGAGAAGAGGGAGGAACCGCTCCTGCTTCTAATAAACCAGTAAATAGTGCTGTTGCAAATCCGACAAAAAACAAGACTCCCAAAAAGAATTCGGGAGAAGATAAATCTAAATCTGCTTATGAAAAATCATTAGAAGATAAGCGTAAATATGACAAAGAGCTTTTGGACGCTCATAGAAAATACGAAGATGAAAGGGAAAAAATCCAGCTCGAAGGTTATGAGAAAGAAAAAAGACTTTTGGAAACCGAGCACAATCGGAATTTAGAAGATATCGAGAATCAGAATAAAGAAAAGAAAGATGCCATTGCTAAAGTAGAGCGAGAGATTTCTGATTTCCAAAAAGCAAAAGCAGGAGCAAGTCCTCAAGCCCAAAAGAATTATGATGCTGCGATTCAGAATAAAAGAGAAGAAATCGCAGTCATCAACTCCATTATTGCGCAGAATAATAAAATCAAAGAGCAGATGGAGCATACACATCAGCTGAAAATAAAAACGATTGATGAAAAAGCAGAACTTGAGAAACATCAGCGTGATATCACGAACTTGCAGAAAGAGGCGGCTCTTATTCATGAAAAGAATGAGAATGAAATCACAGAAATTAAAACCATGGCAGAGGCAAGGGAAAAACTTGCTGAAATGGAGTTTTTGAAACTCAGCGATCAAGAGCTGAAAAACATTCATACGCTAGAAGACGCCAAAAAAGCATTGAGAGAAAATGCAAACAGAGCTGCACTGCAGGCGCAGATAGAGCTTTTCAAAAAAGAGCAAAAAATATTGGAGGACTTACTCAGTAATCCAAATGTATTTTCTGAAAAATCAGTGCAGGAACTCAAAGAAAGAATAGCATCTATCACGACAGAAGTCAATAAATTGAATGCTGCTAAGAATGGAAATGAAGTAGGTGATGAATCCCAAATCCAGAAAGATGCCCGTAAGGAAATGGACAAAGTCGATATTCTTGGGTTTTCAGTTACGCAGTGGAGCGATACTTTCAAAAACCTAGACACTACGGAGCGAAAACTTCAAGCTGTAATGATGGGCGTGCAGGCGTTGAAAAATGCATTTTCTCAGTTTTCTGAACTTCAGCAAAGACTTAACGAGCGAGAACTCAGAAGTTTTACCAAAGGGCAGGACAACAAGAAAAAAGAGCTTCTGCGACAACTGAATGAAGGCTACATTAACCAGGAACAATATCATAAAGGTGTCCAGCTGTTAGAGGAGGAAACCGATGCGAAGAAAGCTGAACTGGCAAACAGACAAGCTAAAATTCAGAAAGCAATGGCGATTGCACAGATTGCTATCAATACAGCTCAAGCAATTATCGGAATATGGGCGCAGGTTCCTAAGTTTGATTTTGGTATTTCTGCTGGGGTTCTTACTGGTGTGGTATCGGCTTTGGGTGCTGCGCAGATTGCAGCGGTTCTTGCTCAGCCAGATAGTTTTGACAAAGGTGGTTTTACAGGTGGAGGCTTCGGTTCTCCTGATAGTTCTGGATTCAGACCAGCGGGAATAGTCCACGAGAACGAATATGTCACTCCTAAATGGATGCTTCAGAATCCAGTGGTTGCTGATGTAGTAGACTGGATGGAAAGTATCCGAACAGGCAGAACACAAACACCAAGAGGCTACGCAGAAGGAGGTTTTACGGGCGGAGGACAGACTTCGGGGGCAGATGCTCAGACTCCTGCAACGGCTCAGATGGTTTTAGGAGCAGAAATGCAGCCTCTTTTATCAGACTTGAAACAAGTTCTTTCCGAACTAAAAGAAAACGGAGTAGAAGCGTGGATGGTAGAGAACGCCGAAAACGGTAAAAGATTGAAAAACGCAATAAAACAATTTGAAAATATAGAGAAAAGAAATGCGAGAAAATAAAAATTCTTTCCAAAAATTCAGGGTTTTTGATAACGACCCGATGAATAAGCTTTGCGACCAAGTGATTTCCTTGGTCGAAGAGCTGACAAATGAAACGCCTGCTGTGTGTGGTTCTGTAGCGAAAGTGTTCGGGGAACAGCTGCAAGAAGACTACACGCCGAAAGATGTGGATTTCGTAGTGAGCAGGTGGGCTTTCCGCCAATTGCTATGGAAAATTCCTACTGAAATTACAGGCGTAAAAATGATTGAGCAAAATCCCAATAGAATAATTCTCTTTACGAATTATCGATATTGTATAGAGATATGGGTTCATAATGCGGTTTCAGAAAAAAGAGAGTTAAAAAAATATCAAAACGAAATTCTTTATACAGATTATGGCAAAGAAAATTAGATTAAAAAAGATTGCGGTTTGTGATAATTGGCAACTTACCTCGCAAAATGGTTATGAATGCGGCGGATACAAACAAGAAGACGCTCCTTTGGTAGAGTGGGATGTGAATCCTCCTACTATTGTTTTTGAATACATCAAAGGCAAAGGAATGCCCAGCCAGCAGACCAGCAGGCTGACTTTCCCAGAACTAGATTTGTGGAATGATGCTCCATATAAGAAGTTTGTCTATAAAACTCGGGTGACTTATAACCTTGGAGCATCGAACTGGTTAAATGTCAGCACCAAGGAAAAGATATTTAGAGAGGGGGGAAACAGCGGAAAGATTAACCCACGCCAAGCAGATGTTCTTTTAGATGTTACAGGGCTTGCGGGACTGAGTGCGGGAAGATATTCAGCATCTATCATCTACGAGGCTTACGGGATAGATGACAGAGGCGGTGAGCATTACATAGAGCCGAGTTCTGTTTCTGTGACTGTTAAACTAGAAGTTAAGCAAGGGCAGGCTTCTCCATCGGATTTGGTGACAGACAAGACCGATCTTGTTCTGACTTACAACAAGGCGACAAAGACCCTTAGTGGAGATACCAGGTTAGAAGTCCGCACTACGGAGCCTATTACTTTTAATATTACTCCAGATTGGGAGTCTTTTTATCCTTTTTCTTTGGATATTTTGAAAGAAACTGATAAAAGTGTTATACAAATATCAAAGTCTGCATATTCAGACACCACTCCAGTAGATTCTACTTATGAATTTCATGCAGAAATAAAAGCGGGAGGAAAGAAAAAGACGATTATAATTTTATTTAAAACTATTTCGGGAGAAGTAGTGAAAGATTTTGATTTTTCTCCAAGAATTTTTGAAGATACTTTAATAAAAGGGGTAGATTCTGCAAAAACTTTCACTGCGGATATAGTCAACCCAAATAATTTAGAAATCAGCGTTTCTCTAAAACCATCATTCATAGAAACTGCTGTGATAGAAGGTGGAAAACTGAAAATTACCACAGTGAAACCAGAGAGTCTTGCCGTGGGAGCTTACAGCGGAGAAATACTGCTTTCAGCAGGGACAATAGAAAAGAGTTTTTCAGTAAGGCTGAAGATAGCAGAGAGTTTAAGATCAGATTTTAGAGGCGAAACCTATTATTTTGCTCTGGACAAGAACAAGATAAAGATGAGCCAAAATAATCCTTTCTCCAGTTATGTGAAAATGAAATTGGAGATGTTTTTCAAAGGCTATCAGCAGGAATATCAGGAGGTTCAGGAGTATGAATATCTGTATTTCAAAAACGAAGTAGAGATTTTCCCTGGAGAGGAAATCCAAGATTTTTTTGCCAGATGCAGGGAGCTTTATCCGTTGAATGATGTGGGTTATCAGTATAGTTTTGCTTTGGTAAATATTACTATTACCGAGCATAATGCGGATGATGAACAGCTTTCAGAATACCAGATAAAGAATGTTTTCTTTGTTCCTGGTAGAAGACCGAAGTGCTTCCCGTTATTTACCAATCATCCTATGCGCAGAACCTATCCAGAATCTGTAATCCGAATCAGTGCAGATGCTATTTCGGAAAAGGCAGAATTTGTTCCGCTGATGAATATTTATCAAGGAGGGAAACCCGCTTTTGAGAAGAAAAATGAGGTTCGTTCTCATAATTTTATCCGAAAATTATTCACTGGAAAAGAGAATGAAATCATTACTGCTGGGGAGATTAAATATATTCCATTCCCAGAGGTTGAAAATCCGATTCACATTTTCTTTGAAACAGAAAACTTGGTGTTTGAGTGGTTCTCTGCTCATGATAAATACCGAATGATTTCGGAGTTTGAGCATTATTTTGATGCCGAAAACAAATTAAAATATGGTAGCAAAAGGAAGAAATCACTTACTATCAATACAGGCTGGATTCTTCGGGAGGAAATTGCGCTCATAGATGACCTGCTGGGGTCTAATCTATGTTTTATCATGATTGGCAATTTAAGGCTGAAAGCCGTAGCTGTGGGTAAGAAAAACGAAATGTACGACACCAGCGAACATCTGTATCAGATGGATTTAGAGTTTAATGTGATAGAGGAATGATGATTATTCATATTATAGGCGGTATTTGTTCAGGAAAAACTTCTGTCATTGAGAAACTTCGAGAGGAATTTCCAGATATTCTTACATTAATGATAGATGAAGAACGAATGGTAGATATTTCGAAATCTGAAGAAACTATATTTCGCAAAATAGAATCAAGTCAGAGCGATGTTATTGTAATGGAAACGAGCGGACTTAATTATCTGGTTAATAAATATCTTGATAATAAAAATGTTGTAACTATAAAATTAATAGTAAATCATGATGAATTGAAGAAAAGAGTTTTAAAAAGACAAACTGATGAAAATTATCAGCGAAAATATTTCTGGGGAAATAAAGATTTTGAAGATATAGTAAATTTTAATGACAGTGTATATCATCATACACAGAGTGATGTGGAGATAGATACTTCTTTTAATTCTGAAGAGGAAATTTATTATATGATTAAAAATATAATTGTAAACAAAAAACAATGCAAGACAAATTTATAACCAACGAAGGAATAGAGATTCCGCTGGACGGACTCTCATTTAGTTTCACTGAAGAAAATCCAAGGTTCAAGGACAGCTTCTGGACCAACTACACTTTGCCCATAGAGTGTCCTTATACGGTGGAATTTCTTAGGAAGATAGGTCAGTTTTCTTCGCTTGACAATTCTAAACTTAAGCGGTTTCATGATGGAATCCATATTCACGAGGGGAAACGGAGGAAAGGAAAAATCGAGATTCTGGAGTTTGGGACAAAATCGCTAAAATTCCAGATTGATTCTGGATTTGAAAACTTGCCAAATTTTGACAAGAAACTAGCAGATCTCCCTCTGCATAATTTCGAAGTTCCAGACATCTACCAGCACGCCAATGAAGTCGTAGAAAAGAGTTATCCCGCATCAGATTATAATTTCCCAAAACTCTATACAGATGAATACAATCTGGACAGTGAGGAATGGAAATATTTTGATTCGATGATAAATAACAGAGTGCAGGAACAGGGAAAGGCTGTAAAGAGTTTCCCTAGAAATAGAGTAGAGGACGGAATGGATGTTTATAATAAAAACATCATCCATCCGATGCCGTATTTGCTCTATGTTCTAAGGGCTGGGTTTAAAGATGCAGGTTTCCAGCTTATGGGGGATATTCTTAGCGATGCGCATCTGCTTCAGCGATGTATTTTTACCGATAAAAACTACTACACGACAGGAGACCAAAAACTTCATAAACTCAGTATGTTCAAGGAGGAAGTATATTTGACTGAGCGAACACCAGGAGGGGACATGTATGGAAAATGGAAAAAATCGGTGGTGATAGAGGCGCCAGGGAAATACAGGATTTATTTCAAGGTGCATAATGCCTTGAAAACGGCTGATGTTAATCTCTATTATGGAGGCAAGCATGTTTATTCTTTCGGTGCTGGTAATCAGCGCCAAGTGGTGGAAAATCTGAGTTTTGTTTTAGATATCAGTGAGCAGGACGCTGTGGATAGAAAGGAATTTGTCTTTGAATATTACGGCTACTTAGAAGCTCCGCATTTGATGGATTCTTCTAAAAAAGATATAGGTCTGGCGTATATGGAAATCCGACCGATGAGACAGCACACCATAGAGGGCAATGTGATTCCGTATGTATTTAATTTTAACAGGGTTAATCTTAAAAAAGCAGTGCCAGATATGTCGTTCGGGGATTTGGTGACCATCATCAAGAACTGGCGAAACTATGACCTTACTTTTGACGGCTCCAAGGCTATAATGAATCTTATTAGAATTGATAAGAGCAAGGAGCCAGAGGATTTCAGAGCCTTTGAGGTAGAAAATCCTATCAGGAAATTTACTGATAAAGAGTATTTTCATTTGAAATTTCCAGAAGTAGAGGGAATGGAAAACAGAAATATTTTCTTCAATGAAAAAGGCTATCAGCTCAATCCTTATTTTGTGCCTGAAAATACTACAGAAGTTACTGTTAATGGCTTTTGTCTTCCGATGGCGTTTTTCCGTGGTGCTAATACTGCCAAGGCTTACAAGGAAAGTTCCTTGATGTTGGTTTATTATGCTGGGCTGGACAGAGACGGCGACAACCACGCCACCAATCCGAGAGGGCTAGAAGGAGAGGAGTGCGCCGAGCATCTTAAGCCCTGGTATATGAACAGGTTGTCTAACTTCAGCTACAAATGGACATTCATTGCGGAAAAAAATAAAATCCGTAAGTATGATATCCGCTCGGAAATTTTTGCCTATAATAAAAGGCACTGGATAAAGTCCTGGGTAAAAAATTCCATTTCGGACAAGCACTATTCTATAGAGATAGAAACTGAAACTTATTA